GAGGGGCGCGGCAACGCGCCCTAAACTTTAGAGGGTTCGATGATCTTAAAACGCACTACCGCCGCCGACCCTACGTCCAGTTGGCTACCACTCTCAGAAGCGAAAGCCTATTTGCGCGTTGATTCAGGCGATGAGGATGCGCGCATCACGGCGTTGATAAAAGCGGCACACGAGAACGTGCAGAGTTCTTTGAATTACTCGATCCTTGAGGAGACTTACCAACTCTTCAGAGACAGATTCCCCTATCACCCGACAAGCCTTGATAACCAACTTGGGGAAGGTGTTCACGATATCGCAATCACCGAAGCCCTTAACGGTGCCGCCGCTGAGATTAAGGTGCCGTGGGGGCCGATCATCGAAGTGAGCGAGTTTGTAACTATAGATACCTCAGGCGTTGAGAATGTTTTCGACTCTGATAAATACAACGTCGATGCAGAGGGGAGACATGGCCGTGTGTCTTTGGCTTTCGGTCAGACGTGGCCCGACACGACACTGAAAACAAGCAACGGCATCCGCATAACTTTTACTTCGGGCCATAGCGTTTCGATTAAAGAAGCGGTACTTGAAACCCTAGCGGCCTATTACGAGCGTCGGGGTGATGAGAAAGGGTCAATTCCGGCAACGGCTCGGGCAATGATTGAACCCTATAGGTGGCGCAACATATGAGCCGAGTCGAAAGCGTATCGAGCAAGTACCCTAGAATTGGAGAGATGAAACACCGGATTGTCTTGCAACAACCCGTGCTCACCGCAGACGGCCTAGGTGGTCAAAGCAGAACCTACGATAACGTTGCAACTGTGTGGGCGGCTATCGAAACGTCGTCAGGGCAGGAACGTTTTTTCGCAAACAAAATCGATGAGGTCACAATTCACACGTTCCGCATTAGGTACAGTACGGAAGTCGTGGGCGTTGTGAGCGATACGAGCTGGCGCATATCATTCGATGGGCGCTTGTTTCAGATAATAGTTGCGTTTAAGATGAGAGAGCGCAACGACTTTATTTCGATTCGTGCAAAAGAAGGGGTGGCATCGTGAGTATCACTGCAAAGCTTGAGGGCATAAAAAACTTAGAGGCTAGTTTTGAAGCCGCCGCAGCGAAAGCCAGTAATGGATTCACAGAAGAGATAAAAGTCACGGCTTTAGAAATTCAAGCGGAAGTGCTCACCCAAATTCAAAAACAAAGTTCAGGCGAGAAAGTAACTAGATACCGGAACGGAAGTGCTATCAAACATACAGTTTCCAAACCAGGTGATGCGCCCAACACCGACACGAGTAGCCTTGTTAAATCTTATGAGCGCGGCATTAGTTTTGAAAACCGAGGCCGAGGGATTATCGCAAAGATCGGGTCTAACTTACCGTACGCGGCGCACTTAGAGTTTGGCACAAAAGACAAAACCCTACAGGCCCGACCCCACTTATTGCCTGCTTTCCGCAAGATTCTCAAAGCTAAAAACGGGAAAGCCGTACGCATCCAGAACATATCCAAGGTTTTAGGAAAGGCAGCTAAAGGATGAGTTTCGCACCTCAAATCCTAGAGCAACACATATACACACTTTTAAACGCTGACAGTGACCTTACTGACTTAGTGTCGGGCATCTATAACAGAACACCGCAGCATTCTGCCTTCCCTTATGTTACAGTCCCGGCGGAACAATTCACTTTTAGTGACAGGGGTAACGAATCGAAAGAAGGTCATGCGGTCGAGTTCCAAGTTTCGACATGGTCCAGGAACCCGAGTAAGCTTGGTGTTTTTGGCATCATGAAAGAGATCGACCGCATTTTGCACAGGAGTGACGAGGGCAACGGCGCTATCGAGGGGTGGCGCGTCCTAGACTTTCACAGAACGTTGCAGACTACTAAGCTAGACCCTGACAATGAAACGTGGCAAGGTATCCAAAGGTTTAGAGTCTTATTGGCAGAGTGCGACACTGTGACCGTTTGACGATACAGAATAGGTAAATAGAAACAACTTAGAATATAACAACTTAGGAGAGAACATCATGCCAGAGACTTGTGAACAGCAAGGAAGTGAAGTAGGCGGTAAGTCTGTTTTGCTTCTGCAAGGGAATCAAAATTGTGGGGCCGTAAGTTTTGAGGCAGACAGCGACACGTTTACGTTAGCGGGTCACTCGCTGGAGAACGGCGAAAAAGTTAAATTGAATTCCATCGTTTTTGATTCGAGCGGAACCGTACCCGCCGACGATACCGAATACTACGTCATCAATAGCCTGCCTGCATCTGACACGTTTCAACTTTCAGCGACCGAAGGCGGCTCAACTATCGACATCGACGACGATGGGGATGCCGAACTTGAGGAAAGTTTCAAAGCCATGGCGGGCATTCGCACAAAGTCGTTTACTCTAAACTCGGAACTCATCGACATCACAAATCAGGATACTGAAGAGTGGCGAAAGATTCTCGATGAAGCGGGCATCCAAAACATGGCCTTGTCAGGCAGTGGTGTTTTTAGTGATGCCCTCACAATTAGACGCGCACGCACGCGGGCGTTATCTCAAAAGATTCACAACTACAGGTTTGTGATGAATAAAGACGGTGATTATTTTGAGGGGTTTTTCAAGGTAACCGCACTTACGCAAAACGATGAGTATAACTCCGAGTCAACGTATGACGTGACTCTTGAGTCAAGCGGTAAGATCACGTTTAATGAAGCGTCCTAATTTCAGGGCGTTGAAAACATAAAAGAAAGGACTTAGAAGGTGCTTAAAAACAAGTTCACTTTAGAGATTGCAGGCGAGAGTTATGAGGTCGTCCCCGACTTTGAGACAATTGACGTTTTCGAATCCATGGCGGGCGTTAGTGTCAGCGGTGTTGCGTTTCTGATAAACGCTAGCAAAACAGGCGAAGACGAATCCGATGAGGCGCACTTAGCAAGGCTCATGGGTCTTGTGAAAACGCGATACATCGTAGCTGCGGTCTACGCAAGTCTTGGCCCTCGTGTTGAGTCTATGGCCGAAGCGGGTGCGCTAGTGCAAAAGCACGGGCTTTCAAGATCGGTTGAGTTTCTCACTGCGTTTGTGACGAACGCGCTCAAGGGTGACGAAGCTTCAGAGCAACCCGGTGAGCCGGGGGGCGTTTCCGAAAAAAACCAGTAGACCCGCTAGGTGTGAAAACACCTTGGCGGGATTTGTATAGACTAGCGGTGCTCACATTCGGGTTGCAGCCCTCAGAGTTGTGGAAATTAACTTTTGCGGAATTCTGGGCGCTTTACTACGGCAAGCTTGGCAAGACTTTCGGTAAACGTGAAGATACAGTCTACCGAGACGAGTTCGAGCGAATGCAAAAGGAATGGAATTGGCAACGTTAGAAGAGTTAGTCGTTGAGTTAAAGGGTGATGTGAAAGGGTTGCGGGCTGCAATGCAGGACGCAGCTAAGATCACCAACCAACAAACCGGCCAGATGACAAAGGCCACAAACCAACTGGCTAAGAGTTCCGACAAAAGTTTCAAACTCATGCGTCTTTCATGGGCTTCTTTTGTCGGCAACTTGTCCGCTGACTTAGTGCAGTCTGCATTCGCTACGGTGTCGACGGCTCTCACTGACGGTGCCGAATCTGCGCGAGAGTTCTCAAAGGCCGTTGCGGAGATCAACTCAATACTTCCTGAAACCGGCAAGCTTACGAAAGTAAACGAACTCGCACTAATAAATTTCTCATCACAGTTTGGAACCCGACCGAGACAGCAAGCTAAAGCGTTCTATCAAGTGGTGTCCAGTGGTGTTAGTGACACGTCACAAGCAATGAAGCTTTTAGAACAGGCCAACCGAGTTGCTGTGGCGGGCGTCACAGATGTTGAAAAGGCCATCACAGGCATAACTAACGTTCTTGCCGTTTATGGCAGCGAGACCCTGGACGCCGCCCGAGCGTCTGATATTTTATTTACCGCCGTTCGTGAGGGTAAGACCAACATGGATGCGCTTTCTCGCAACATCGGTAAGTTGGCACCTATTGCCAAAGCCGCAGGCGTTAATTTCGCCGAAGTTGCGGGCGCGGTCTCGTTCGTTACCAAAGCAGGTAATAGCACTGAGGAAACGATGACTAGCCTTAAGGCCGCGTTTCAAGCGTTGTCGACGCCCAGTGATGCAATTCGCGAAGTGGCCCAAGAAATGGGCGTTAGCATTGGCGAGTCTGCTCTAAAGTCTCAAGGTTTAGTCGAGGTCATGCGTCAACTCAAAGACGCGACGGGCGGGTCGCTCTCCGAGATCACAAAAATTATTCCTTCAATCGAGGGCGCGAATGCCGTCGCAGCCATAGCGTCCGATAAGTTTTCAGATTTCGAGCGCATCATGAATGAGACGGCAACGGCGGCGGGCACCGCAGATGCGGCATTTAAAGAACTCGAAAAGTCCGCCGACTTTCAGTTGTCTGCACTCGGCCAAGAGATAAGCAATATAATCCCGACTATGCTCACGCTTGCGCAAGGGCCGATTGCCGATTTAGTAAAGGGATTAAGAGCATCACTCCCT